GTGGGATCACCGCCAGCACTTTCATGGAGAAGGGCATTGGTCGTCCCCAAGAAGCGAATGCCTCTGAATTCGCCAAGTTCTTCCTCCATCACATCTGACTGGCTGGAATACTTTTCAACCGGAATGAACCCATTGAGGTCCTCAAGATTCTGCCGCAGGTCGGTATGACAAATACCGATGAAGCCAGGCCGGATAGGCGTGGTGCCGATCTTGGTTGAGCCGACAACCTTTTTGCGGATTTTCTTGGCATTCCATCGTTCAAGCTGGCGGACGATGTATTTGAGGTCATCTTCGGAAACAGACGTAATAACGCTGGCCCTGTCCGCAACGCCTCCAGCATACCTGACGCTGGTCCCGGACTGTAAAATCCCCCGGATAACCTGGTCAATGGTATTACCGGCCTGCTCACCAAGGATATCGGTGGCTTCGATGACGATGGGGTCAAGCCCTTCCTCCTGCAACCGGTCAGACATGGTGGTAAAATCGCCATACTGATCAAGGGTTGCGGAGATTTCGGTTGCCGAAAGGTCGCTTCCGGTGGGGGTTACGCCCTCAGTAAGGGCAGTGGTGGCCGGCAGGAGCGATTCATACCGGCGGAAGGTGATTTGATTCCCCTCATTTTTGGGGATGGGACGGACCTGACCGAACCTGTCATGCAACAGGGAGGGGAGGGCACGTTCCAGTAAGTTCCGGTCATAATAACCGGCAATATTGACAGCAATATTTCCAGCAGACGAAGGTACTGCGGGTTTGGTAATGTTCATGGTAACACCTCGCTAATTAAAATCCCCTTGCTTTAGCGAGTACCTTCTGAAATTCGTCATTGGGCAATTCCCATGCAACGTTTGTCTTATCCGGCTTCCTTGGGGCCTCCCCCCCGCCCGGCTTTGCTGAAAAGCGTGGCCGTTCTTCTGTTGACCTGGGAGAAGGCGGGGCAGCCGATGAACGCTGGTTAAGAAGATGCTCCTTCACCTTATCATAAAACCTGAAAAGGTCTTTCCGATTTCTCGGGTCATTGATATGGTTGTACTCAGCCACTGTAAGGTATTTCCTTGCGTAAGTGTCAAGTACCGGTGCAACTTCATGGAAATGTTCGGTATCACGATTGAACAAAGCTTCTGCGATCACATTCGCTGCGGCCTCGGCAGGGTCGGTCGTTGCCGTTTGAGCCGGGGCTGGTTGGGCAGGTGGGGCCATTTCGCCCATGGCCTTTACCAGGTTGGCTTTGAGCCATTCTTCCTCACTGTCATAATCTGTCAGCGGGAGCGGCTTAAACTGCGGTTCGCCTTCCTGTTTAAACTTGCCCTGAATGTAGTCGTTGACAACCTTGGATACTCCGGGGTCAGCCTCAATGAGCTGCACAAGTTTCTGGTGCGGCCCCATTTTGCGGTTGTAATCAAACCCCTTTTGCGCCAGGTTGACAAGCTCCTGTTTGGTCAATCGGAATACTTGCCCGTTATGGACAATCTCTGTAAGGTCATCCGCTTTTTGCTCGGGAATGGTTTCTTCTTTTGGCTTCAATTCGTCAATGCCGAATTTGAAGTCGCCCTGTTCCCCTTCCGCAGATGGCTTTCCAGTCTCGTCCTCTTTGTCCGTGGGTTCCTTTTCCGGCGTGGAAGTTTCCCCGCCCTCATCAGGTTCCCCGGCCGGTTCATCTTCTTCGTTGAAGCCTGCCAGCGGGACAAAGCCCTCCGGCATTTTTTCTTCGGGAAGATGGACCTCAGATTCAACTTTTGTTGCCTCTTTGGTTTGTTCCTCAGACATCAGATATTAACTCCTTTCATTTTGTCAGCATTTTTAAGTTTCTCTGCCGCAATATCACCATTCTCTATGTCGGTTTTCAGGCGTTCTTCAAGCCTGTTTACCGCCAGAAAATAAGTATGGCAGCCCAATACCCTGTCATCATTCGGCTCAAGGATTTTGAATAATTCAATGCACCCCTTGATTTCATCCCGCAAGAATCGCTTCATATAAGGATGTTTCAAAACTTCACGGGCCTGCTGACCAATGACAACCATCTGTTTCAATTCAATGGCATATTCTTCCTGTTTATCCATTTGCCAGGATTTCCCTTCTTTGCTGGCCGGCAGCGGCCCGGTTATTTCCTCTTTGCACCCCACGTGCAAACATCTTATCAGTTATATCTATATCAAGCTTCGCCATGTCAAGCGCAAAATCTTTTCTGTCCTGGGCGGCGTCCTGCCTCAGCTTCATGCGCTCAAGCATAAAGTCGGTGCGTTTCTCCCATTCTTCAAGCTGCAAATAACCCCTGTCAATCGCCACCTTGGCCTGGTCAACCTGCTGCTCGCCCTTGTTCTTGTCCCTCTCAAGGGCCACCTTGGCCTGGTCAATGGCAAGCTTGGCCTGCTCAATCGCCATCTTGGCCTGCTCGGCTTGCTGCATCTGCTGCATTTGCATCTGTTGCATCTGCATTTGCTGTTGCATGTTCTGCTGGACGCCTTGAACAAAACTCTGCAAGTCGGTTAAGTAGTCGTCAACATTACTGAATCCAAGACTGCTCACATACCGGGCCGCAAGGTTATGGACTGATTTGGGGTCCATAATCCCGGGATACATCTGGTTGGCCTGAGCAAGAAATCCAAAAACCTGCAGGATTTTTTCGCCTTCCTGAATACCAATCGCAGCCTCAACCCCCATATTCACCTTGGCCGTTATTGTGCCTTGAAGCATATCAGGAGTAATCTGGACATCATTGCCATGCACCTTAGCCATGAATGGCTCACGAACATACCGCTGAAGGAGCTTGCCGGCCTTCTTATACATTTCTTTGAGACCGGTTTCAGCAAAGATCCGGGCGATAAGCTCCATGCGCTGCATGGCCGCTGACTGAATCATCTGAATGCCCGTTGCCGTTTTATTCAAACTATTTGAATCCATGCCCTGATTATATTTGGTAATGGAGGTCCGGTTCTCTTTGATGGTGTCGATATATTCAAGAATGCCGATTGTCTGAACGTCAAACGGGCGGGGGGTTATATCCTTAATTCCCTCTGTGTCACCACTGATTGAGGCGCCAGGGACATTATTTAAAAGCTCGGTACGGTTGATGCCGGAACGGGGAGAAACAATATAACGGCCGCTGACCTGGAAATCAAACATATCCAGAATGCGACGCATAAGCATGGTCTTGAGGTTTTGCACCTCAATCACCAGCTCGGACCACGCTATCCCCTGCCATTGGTAGCAATTCATTATGGGGGAGAGCTTCGCAAACGGGATGTCCTCACCTTCCTTCAATTCCTCATATCGCAAAACTTTGTTGTTGGCCCGGTAAACAACAACATCCTCCAGAAAGCCATCACTGTCTATGTCAACCCGGGTATACCATTCGACAAACTCAACAGTGCCGGCAGGCTCCTTGCCCTCCATGAGCGTCTCGGATGTCTCGGTATCCAGGAGAACGTCGCTCACATAATCCTTGGCATTGATGCCTTCATTCTCAATCGAATTGTCAAGGTCACGTTCCATGTCGGCAACGGTTAGATCATCCAATCCCTCAAAATAATCGCCGCCAAATGCCCGGTTTACACGCTTCAAATAATCAAGCGTTACCTTGGTCTGCATGCCTTTTGGGTATTCATCATCCATGGCACGGGAATCAGGATGATGCAAAAATTCCCAATGGGGAACGCCTATCACCTTTAAGGTGTCGCTGATGGTTCGCTTAACCTTGGCCGTCACATCCTTATAACCATCAGGGGTTACTTCGCCGGACGTTACCTGAATGTCAGGCGCCTGTTCCATCTGCATCATCTGTTCAGGGGTTATCATCGGCAGACTGAGCGTTGTTTCCACCTCATCATAATCCCAGAAAATCTTCACATAAGATGTATCCGTTATCAGCGCATCCTTAAACCACTGATAACCGGTAACAAATAAGGACGGCTCACCATCGGCAAGCATTTCCTGAATCCTGTCCATGATCACTTTGCCAATCCAGGTGGGCTTGTTCTTGACCACCAGGTCAACCTTGGGGTCCCCGGCAAGAAAGGTGCGAATGAAAAAAGGAAGCATGCTTTCAATGGTGTCCATTACATCCCGGGAGATGTACCTTGACCGGCCGGCCATTTCATTCCCAAGCGCCCGGCCATGATAGCGATCCCAACGCTCCTCACGCCCGGCAGCCAATTCCATCCGCAAATCAGTGGCAGACTTTATCTCCTGATTGATAATGGTTGCCACTTCCTCATTGGTAAGCCTTCCTTCTTCACTCATATTGCCACCGCACTCCTTGCCGATATTACCTGGTCAAGGGCAATTGAAAAGTTTTCATTTGCTTGCTCAGTAACCATCGTGTAAATGCCCGATTGTGCTGCTAGCGCCCCATAGCCAAGCCTGTCTGCGACGTGACTTGCAAAGTTCTTATCAGGTTTTTCCGTAAAGCGTGCTTCCCCGGGAATAATCATTCGACGGTATTTATACTTGCCGTTAAAACCTCGGATAAGCTCACGACACATTGTCCCATCAATTAAAAAGGCCGGTTCACCATCTGCCAAACTGCTCAAATATCCCGCAACCGCTTCACGCCTGGCTGAAAAAA